TTGTCGACAAAGCTTTGCACGGATCCCATCGACGAGGTAGCGTAACACGCCGCCCAAAAGATGAGACTTTCAACTACGAAGGTAGTGCCGTTGCCCATTCCTGCATACAGCTCATAGTCGTAAAGACCCCCACCAAATTCAGCGGGGGCTTCGTAACCAGGAGTACGTACCCGCATTAGGAGCTTGCTCCAAGCGGGAGGGAAATGGAATGTCACCAAATTCTTGCATATCAGATTCGATGCGTCGGACTTATCCAGCGTACAGAACGGATTATCGGACTCCCAATCTCGGGAGCCCAAGTATGCAAGTTTCTGGTTCCAGCTCTGGTCCTGTAAATCGATACCAGCCCTCACCAAAAGTGGCGAGAGTATCGAGTGGATACCCAGCTGGAGGGCACCAGAACAGGTAGGCTGCGCTCCGATTGAACGGAGACTGTCGATGTTCTTGTGGATAAACATCAAGCGGTCATGGCGGGTAGCCTTGGCCGCGAGCCGCTCACGCATCACACGTAGGAAGCCCTCACGGGCGTCCGGATTCTGTGAGTACACAGGATCCATACCTATGTGCGCCCAGACGGCCTTGTCATGGCTTAGGGCAAGAGCAGCGAGGTCAATTGCGAGAGGTGTGCACTCTTCGGCTTCCAGCTTGCGCTGGTAGTGAACCTGGGCACCACGGACTTCAACCGTGGAGCCAGGGCCGTAGTGTGCTGCCTCAGCGATATCGTCCACTGGGGGAGTTTCACCCAGAACGTAGACGAGAGCCTCGTAGAAACGGTACAGCTCAGCAGAGTAAGGAGATTCCTTCTCCCCACGGACCCTACGGTTCGTGAGCGCGACGAACTTTTGGTTCAGTCGCTTGCAACGAGCTTCGGTCTGAAACCATTTGACCTTTGTTAAGGGCCAACGATCGATCTCAGGGTCCGTTAGTTTCTTGACAACAGCGAGTGCCTGGGCCTGAACCCAGCACTCACGAGCCGATGCAACGATCCGGCTCGCATTATGCTGTTGAATGGCGGTGAGAGCTAAGTAGGGGCTACCCGCACGAACAAGCGAGGCAGCCTCCAGATAGTTACAACAATCGCCATATTGATGCGACAACTCTTCCAAGACTACAGCTGCGATAGCAGTTGCACGGACAGGTTTTACCTGAAACGAAGTCTTGCCACCCCTTGAGGTGGATTTTCCGGCCTTATTAGACATATGGACTTTCCATTAACGGAGAAAGAGAGGCTGAAGGCAAG